CATAAAAACGTTTATATACTTCAGACAATGAACATAGATTCGGCTGCTATTGCCCCCCACCCACCCAGTTTGTTTATAGTTTAATGCATTTTATTTTCTATTTTATAGATATAATCATTGTATTTTAATGTTGAGATTACATACTTTACAAATGGTGCTATCAATTTGGCTACTATAACTATAAGTAAGCATAATCCTACAATGATCAGTATATATTTTCCCCATAAATTAATCTCAGACCAAAAAGGCTTGAATATAAAACCTAAGCCTTCATCATATACTCTGCATAACCATGTAGAACACTTTTTATCATATTCCTTTATATAGGAGGTCTGGTCTGATGATGTTAAATCTAGTACACTATGATCCTCTACAACTAGTGACTTTAGATCTATATTTGTTTTACATATCGAGACTTTGAACTCTTTAGATAAACATTTTAATTTGATACTTAACGTGTTTACCCCTTCTTGAATTAATATATTATTTGTATAAACATAACAATTACTGGTAATTTCACACTGCTTGATCCCCGTTGATGTTATCTCTAACTTGCATGCTATATCTGTAAAACATTGTATACATCCCCCACAAGTACCAAAGCCTGATATTTGAATTTCAGCAGCTGAGACACTTTTATATTTGATATCGCCCAAATTTAATCTTATTGCTGCACTCCCTAACAACTGTCCGTCATTTAATATATATGTCTTATCATTATCTTTTATAATTTTCAGATCTGGTTCTGATTGTAGAGTTGAACAAGAGATATACTCATTGTCATAACATCTTCTAAGAATTATATCTTTTCTAGACATTGCATGGCAATGATAATCAAATTTTGGATTACCTATTCCAGAAATGAGGCCACCAACTTTTTGAACTGAACCACATTTCTTTGCATATGTCCCTTTTGGATTAATGTCGCCTGAGTAAATATTTTTATCTTTTACAAACACTATTTCTTTTAAAAGGTTTGTCTGCTGAGATGTGATTTCCACTTGCATAGTGTCTGTTAAAATTGGTTCTAACACATCAATTTTATTGCATAATGTTTCATATGGATCACTAATACATATTTCTGTCTCTATTTCTTCTGATCCTAATTTTTTATAAACATAGCCTTCTTCTCTAATGATATCCTGACAAGAACCATAAACACACCCTGTCCCAATAGCTAGACATCCCCATGATTCACAACCCCAAGCACTGGTATGCTCTTTAGAGAATGTTAGCCAGTTTTGATCTTTGGGTATGTCATGTGGACATGATCCTGTACACAGTTCTTCATGTTTTACATTTATTCCTATTGTTGGCCCTGTAGAGTACTGGTATACATATTGTGCTTTAATTTTGGCTTGCTTTACATATACTACAATGTCAAATATTTTGATACCATTAGTGGCAACTAATGTATAGCCCTGTGAGTGGCCACTTTGAAGTGGCATATTGAACAAAACAAAAGCATTCTGGATCCCATTTTCATTTTCTGTTCCCTTGATTGATATGCCTTTATAATTTGGCACTACATGCGGTAGACTATCAGTAGGCTTGAAGTGATGAGTAGTTAAATCATTATGTAAAGATAACTTAATTGCAGAGGCAAATGATTCAATATCATTATGGACAACTTTAGTTTGGCTAACTGTATTATGCGTTAATTCACGCCAAGTGCAAGATTTTAAATTGTCAAGATGATAAGGGTAAAATTGTTCATCACACTCAGGTGATAGGCAATATTCATCAACTAAAGCTGTTTTCTTGTGTTGCAGTGTCTTATACTCATAATATTTCCCATCTTTAGATTTTACAATTTGCTTCCTCCCAGAATTAACAATACATTTGCCAATCTTTTTTAGTCTGATATCGCTTTTTGCTACTAGCATACCATTTGATTCATCTGCTGATTGTGAGGCATAGCATTGGAGTTTTTCTACACTATCTTCAGTAGATATAGGTATAAAATCCTGCAAACAGTGCCTATCTGCAAGACATAGTACAGACCCAACCATCACCCTAGGATATTTAGGCTGCTTATATAATCTTATTCCATTACTATTACATGCTTGGAACTCTATTATTAAACTTCTCAACCGTTTCCCTGTACATCTTACCGTTTTAGGATCTGTGCATGTCTTTATATTCTTTTCCCCAGCATTTTTATGGGTGAATTTATCACCCAAATGACGTATAGAGGGTAATGATCTAAGCTGCTTCTCCTTCTTTGTCATATTTTTGTCAGCAACAAATTCTAGGAAATTCAAAATTCCAGTCAGTTGCCTGTTTTCTGCAGATGCTAACTTCATTTTCGATGTGATATGAGGGAATAGTTCATATTTTTCTGAACTAACAATTTGATTTAGTAAAATTGTTGTCAACCCTGGAAATGCTTTGCTTAAGCCTTTTGCTAAAATCGTCATATCTTCCTTTAGCTCTCCAGGTTTTGAAGTATAATAGTTTTCCAAAGTTTTTGCTGCATCAACTTTTGTGTTGTCGCATTCTTTCTGTTCTAATACACACCTGCATATCATTTTTTTTATATTCTTATCACATGCATGAAGACCAGTGTTCTTAAAATAAGTTCTCCATTCAATGGTTGTTTCACCTGCAGGTTTCAGTAGCGCTTTTAAAGTTTCTGGGTACATAAATCCATTTACATATTCATATATAGTAGACATATGGTAATCATTTGCAGTCTCAATTTTTTTGATCATTTCTTTAAAAGTGGGCTTGGTTGTAGGCAACAACATATTTAACTCATCTTCGTGGATATGTGATTTTAATTTAGTCATCAATTGACTGTATTCTATGTTCTGACTTTGATTTTGATATAAAGCTAGACAAAGTGATATTTCTTCTAAACCACTTAAGTCTTCTGGCTGTAAGCATGGTGAGCTATAGACCGGGGATAGCAGGGATAATGCTATTAATGATAAAATTAAGATATGTGAATACTTATATGATTTCATATGACTGTGTGACAAACAATCTTGTGTAGCTTTATGTATATTCTTGTTTGCACATATGCACGTCAAGCATTTATTAGTAAAACCCTGTTCCAAAATTAAGCCTTGTTTTAGATGAATCAATCCGCAATAATTGCATACCACATAACGAATTTTTACATAATATCTCATAATTATCAACCGCATGCATATCAATACAATTATACCTGCTAATACACAGATATATACATTATTTCTGATTGTGGTTTCTTGTAAATCTTTTAAAGCAGATCGGAATTCATCAACAAGTTGCTCTTCTTCATAGCATTTAGAACTGATAGGGGTAATAAAAGAAAAAAACAAGATTGTCACCATTATTGCTAATGCTGCATTAGGGAGTTTTTTCTTGCATAGTGACCTTGTATGGGTTAGAGATTTAAAACCGGTACAGTTTTTGCATTGCCTGTGGACTTTAAGGGCTTCAGTGGAGTTATATTGCATTCCACAAATACAAGATATAGGACATTTTGAAAATGGATGCACTGCTAGTCCACAATTTTTGCATTTCCTCATACATCTTTCATAAAAAACACCATAAGCTTTAACAAATGGATAAAATACCGGTATCAGAAGGTAAACTAAGTATGTTTTTGTTAATATAATTGACATTATAACGCTAACAATTCCAAATATTAGCAAGATAATCAACTCCATATTAGTACAGAAAGATTCTATTATTAGCTCCGGTAGTATAGATTTTTTAAAATATCTAATACACTTTTTATGGGTTCGAAAGCATGCATTAAATTCAACAGTTTTATGCCCGCATGTAACATGAATGTGTTCACATGTAGCTTCCAAGCTTACTTCAATTGCCCCTTTAAACCAGCCATTTTTTATTGTAGTTCCTTGTATACTATAATGGTTAAGTTCTTCAGATTTAATCAATACACTCCCTGTATCTTGCTCAGTTGTGATCTCACATGTTGCCCTGCATGCATAGACCTTAGCAATTATATTGCCTGCATGATCAACGTCTAGTACCAAAAAGGTACCTGCTGTATCTTCAATAGGATTACAATTGAACCAATCTTTTACAAAGAATAGTCGGTAATATGATACACTTGATTCAATTTTAGAACGGTCGTTAGAGAGGGCATGATGACCAATAGATTTAATTAATGATATATCATCTCTCAGACAGACTTCTGCCATATTCATTGTCGCATTGACTTCTTTAAACTTCTCGCCTCCATAAAAGCACTTTCCACCTTTTGTATTTTTAGGTGGCACTGACAGTGCAAGAGGCAAGATAATAAACAAAAGGAAAAAGTTCATTGTTAAAACGTTATATGTGGTAGTACACCAC